GATGGGTCTTTATTGTAAGCGTGGGCGTTCTAGGTATCGTTTTAGGGATACTGGAAGTTTTTGGATAGAGATGTTTGAAGATGTTCAAAGCAAAGTATTCAATTTAGTAGGCTATGTTCCGACTGAGGCCCAGTACGAAATACATAAAGACCAAACCAGAAATAAGCTAATAGCAGGTGGTGAACGTGCCGGAAAGAGTAAGGTTACTTCCAAAGAACTCCTCTCTCATTGGGCTTATGACGTAGGGGCTTGCAGGAAAAAGGATGCCCTTTACTGGCTATTAGGAAACGACTACGAGGCGTGTCGTGGTGAATGGGAACACATCGTAGAGGATTTTCAGAAATTAGAGGTTCTTGCAGAACGTCCTACAAAAAATATAGACCCCGGCGAGATTAAGCTACAGGATGGGACACGGATAATAACTAAGTCTGCACGGTATCCTGAGAAGATAGCTACTGTAGCCCCTGATGGGATTATTATTTGTGAGGCTGCACAGATAGACTATGATACTTTTCTAAGGGCTTCGACACGTACGGCAGAAAAGAGGGGTTGGGTATGTATGGCAGGGACATTTGAGCAGGAATACGGTGGTGGCTGGTATAGGGAGTTGTTTCAGTTAGGACAATCAATCAATAGCATAGAGTTAAAATCATTCTCTTTGCCAACATGGTCTAACGTGTTTATCTTCCCTGGGGGGAGGGAGGACGAAGAGATTTTGAAGCAGGAGTTCAAGATGCCAGTCGATAAGTTTCAGGAGAGATTCGGCGGTATCCCTTGCCCTCCGTCACATCGAGTTATACCTGACTTTGATAATAAAATCCATGTCAGGGCGTGTCCGTTTAATAAGGATTTACCTGTTGTTATAGCGATTGACCCTGGTATTCGAGGAGCTTGCGTTGTTACAGCGATTCAAGATTATGGTGAGTTTGTGCGTGGGATTGATGAGGTGTATCTAACAGGCGTAATGTTAAAGGACGTTATCGAGATAGTCCAGAAGAAACCTTGGTACGATGCCATCAACGACTCGATAATAGACATTGCAGCTAGGGCACGCCACGATGGGCGAGAGCCTACTGTAGAAGTATGGGAAACTGCAACAAACGGCAAGGTCATTCCAAGAGCCAATAGGTTAAGAAACGAGGAAGACGGGATAGATTTATTGAGAACTCATTTGAAACCTCACCCGATAACAGGACAACCGGGAATTTATGTTGACCCTAAACTGCGTGGCTTTATTGCAGAGTGTGGTGGTGGAAAATCTCCTGTGGATGGTGGTGGTGTATGGGTGAGGGATAAAGTCACCCTAAAACCTAAAGACAAGGATGACCATGCCTGCAAAACGTGGATTTATTACTTATTGGAGAAATTCGGCTTCAGTGGCAAGGAGTTTGTCGCTATGCCCGAATTACGCTATGCAGGACATAGACCAAGAAGGACTTTTGCGAGGAGCTAATGGCGAAAAATAAAGATAAACAACCTACTGTAGAAGAAATCAAGGACAAATTAATACTTAGGAAGGACTATTACCAGCAACTCCATGATGACCAGATGGAAATGGACACCTTCTACGAGCTGGATTATGACGCTGGGGTGCCGAGTACCTATCCGCAGCGTATGCCGCCTACTCCGAGGAAGTGGGTAGATGTGGGTGTTATTCATTTTACGCTTGATAACCCCAAGTCAAGAGTCCCTTTGCGTGGGGATAGCGAGACAGCCAGAAAGCAGACGGAACTTTTAGAGACTTTTTATAACTTCTGGCTACAAAAAGACATCCTTACAATCAAGAAGGCTGCGAAGAAGCTCTTAAAGCGAGGGGAACTCTTCTTGAGAGTTAATATGGATGACACCTTTTACGGTAGTAGCGACAAGGAAAGGCTCTTTCACTTTCCATTGTCTCTAAGTCTCCCTGACCCGATAAACTGTTTTGCTTCGCCAGTACATGATGGGCTAGTCCCCGCAGACATTATAGAGAAATTTGAAATCACGGTAGCAGAAGCGGTGGCTATGTGCGAAAGAAATGGCTGGAACTGGAAGCCAACTGGTGAGTCCAAGAAGGTTTCATGGGTAACTTACTACGATGACAACTGGAGGTGTTTTCTTTTAGACAATGTGGCTGTTTTACCGCAGGGAGTTCAACCAAACATATTAGGTTTCTGCCCTTACGTTCATATAGACGCAGGGTTTGGCGATGAAAGCTATGATGGGAGACCAGAGTGCCAATACAGGTCTCTTTTGTGGCCGCTAAAGGATATGTTTATCATGGAGGTCAGGAATCTTTCTCAATCGGATGCTATTTTAGGAAGGTACGCTTGGCCTCATCGCAAAATAAAAGGTGATAGTGCTGTTGGGATACAACAGGCGGTTAGGCAATTATACCCTGACGGGAAGTTCCCCACTGACCCTGAAAAGTTTATCTACGAGATTTTAGGGCAGATGGAAACAGAAATCGAGAAGGGTGAAGAACCTCCTGCCGCATTGTTTCAACAGCAGATGATGATGAGGGAATATTCCACTCCTCCTAGTGTCTTGAGTGGGTACAGACCTGCAGGTGTCTATGCTGCACAGCATCAGGAAGATTTAATGCTTACTGCTAAATCAACCTACAAGGATGCTTTTAAGAACCTAGAGGATGCCCTTGCGGTAACAATGGGCATGGGAGCTAGAATTTACGAGCAAGTCTATAAGTCGGAAATCCAACTCAAGAACTTTGCTTCTGAGAAAGGGAAGTCCTACCCTGTGATAAAGCCTGATGACATCAAGGGGCACTATGATTGTGAAGTTCAGTTACTTGCAGAACCACCTGAAGCCAACGAGATGAGGAAGGGTTTAGGTAAGGCTTACTGGCAAGGTGGTGCAATCAGCCAAGAGACTATGTTGCAAGAATACTTCGATATGTCCACTAAGGAAGCCCAAGACGAGATGGCAAGGATACTTGTTGAAACGGTAATGAAGCAACCAGGAACATTGGGGTGGGCTTTACGAGACGCTCTAAAGAGAATGGGAATGGATTTGGCAGTTGAGGAACTTATGCAAACAGGAGACCAGGGGTTAAAAGGCAGTCCTCCCCTTCAAGTTGGCGAAGGGACAACTCTACCGCCAGGGGGCAGGCCGGGAACTCAAGGGGGAGTTGCCCCTGTACCTACCCGTCAAGAACAAGAAATGGGGGCTAATCTATGAACATAATGACCATCGTGCAAGAAGGGGTGTACCAAAAACTAAAGCAGTTTGATGAACACGTAAAGAACTCTGTTACAGAACCTTATGGACAGAGAAAGTCCACACTTAAAGAACAAAAAGAAATGTACCAGAATTTAACCCCTGAGAAGTTCTTAGAATTAGAAAGAACTGAAGGGTTGGTTCCACTAAATAAATGGCTCTCCAGAATGGAGAAAAGGAGTTAAAATGGCTAGTTTTTGTGCAGGAGGAGTTTGTACTCATGAAAGAGGTGGTTCTGGTGTGGGTTCGCAAAGAGGTGGTTCTGGTTCAGATTACCCTATTTGGAGTCCCCCAGGAAGAGGGGATACATGGGGAACGTGTGGAGACCCTGAACTTGATGCCCTTCTAGCACGGTCTAGGGAACTAGGCCAACTTAGATCACAGTTCCAAGGCCCCGAATCTACTTACATACGCTGGTTAATTGACGAAGAGATAGGGAGTTTAACAAGGCGGTTTGCTAAATTAAGTGGGCGGGATTATACTACTGCCCGTTCTCAACCCGCACCCGTACCTGATTGGATGCAAGAGTATATAACACCCACTCCAATGCAGGCATCAGAATATTATGGTGGTCGTGAAAGGGGCGGATTGTCACGTTCGAGAAAGAGAGGCGAAGAGCAGCAAGCCAATGTCTTGCGTCCATTAGGGGCACAAGAGGAATTACCCCCTGAACAAATGGGTTTAATGGCTGGTTATCAGGCATGGGGGAAGGCTGGTTCGCCTACTTCATTCAGTACACAAGCTATTGAAAGAATGGCTGACTGGCAAAGACATTGGAGTTATTACACAAAGCAATCCCAAACCCTAATGCCGCAACAGGTTAAACACGCACCACGTTGGAGGACACCAGAACAGAGGTAATATGCCTTATACAATAGTAAAACGTAGCGGGGCAAGGCCCTATAAAATAATCAATAAGAATACGGGCAAAACCGTAGGAACTTCAAAGACACGAAAGGATGCTGAGGCATCAGTTCGTGCTCGATACAGGGGTGAGCATATTGGCACTTAAGTGGTGGCAATCTGTAGATATAGTAGAGAGAGAGTCTAATCTCACACGCCAAAAGGCTACGTCTGCTCTTAATCAAATGCTGGAACAGCAACGTCAACGCCAGCAACAGACAAGGCAGAAAGAGTGGGAACGGGGACAGTTATCTCAAGAGACGTTAGTTGAAGCCGTTAGGAGAAATAAGGAACTGGGGGCTAAAGAAGAACTCGAAGCAGCTAATCAGGAGTTCGCACAGAAAGGGTGGGCGCAAATACCTCTTACCGCAGACAATGTTAAGAGACAGGCTTATTCTGGTGGTGCTTTTCTTGGGGGGATTCGCCAAGAGTATGAGGTTGCTGTCAAGCAACAGGATGCTGAAGTAAGGGCTAGTATAACTAAGAAGTTAATGAAAGATGAGGTGATTGCTATTGGCGACTCACCCGAAAGGGTTGAGGCAGCTATACAGATTGCAACGGCAGAACATTATGCAGAAGAAGCCTTTATAAGAGGAGATTATAACTCTGCTAATTATTGGCAAAACCAATTAGGCATATTGACTGGTGTAACTGAAGAGCCTCAAGGGCCGCCTAGTCCTTTCGCACCTAGAACACGAGGGGCATTGGCTGGTGGAGCAGCGTGGGTAGCAGAAAAGTTTGGGGCTGAGGAGTCCGCAGAACGATTACGAAAAGAGCAAGGATATTGGCAAGAGCAAGCAGCACCTCAACCTATAATGACTCCAGAAGTAGCACAAAGCCTAA